ATGAGGTCATCGGCTAGAGCCTTAACAACCTTGTTAGCAGCCTTCCTCTGTGGTTTAATCATAAGTTCATTGGCTACTCGTTTTCCTTGAGGCTGGATAATATCTTGCCCTCTATTGTTTTCGGAATCTACTCCAAACTTTATAGCCCAAGAGTAAGGAGCCCTATTACGCAGATAAGCCTCGAATACTCCACCGGGTAATATACGGAAGCCTCTCTCGAACATCTTCCAGGAGCCCTTTGAGGTCTTTTTAAAGAACGTAACCTCTCCTTCTGCAGTCTTACGGATAATGGGCTTCCTTACAGGCCAATCTTTAATAGCATCTTCTTCGATCTTCTTAAAGGTATCCTCGAGCACCTTACGAGCATTCGGAGCAACAGTATCTAAGAAGCCTGTGTAGAACTGCTGGAGATCTGTATCTATCTCTATTCCTGCTCTTTTTGTAGTGAATTTAGTGCTCATTTCTTGCCCCGTATTATCTCCTCCATTCTAGCCCTTTTTATCCGCTCTTGTCTATCCTTTGCTGCTTTCGGATCTTCATTTGCTAATCTATATTCTGCTAGCAGCGATACTCGGAGATCTTCAGGGAGAGTATAATACCAGAGAGGATCCTTCCCCCATCGGAGAGAGATCCGGAGAGCAAGGAGATCTAATCCTCCTCTCCCTCTTGCGTAAAATTTGCTCGCTCTTCTACCTCTTGCTCAGAAGGGATAACTCTCATCATATCCAATAGAACTTCGCTCCCCATCTCGTAGACCTTAGCAGGAGATACTCCAGCATCCAATAAACGATCTAGAACCTTATATCCGAAGGCTATGGGATCTCCGCTCGTTATTGGATAGGCTGGGAGTACTCGCTTATGATCTACGGATACCGCAATAGCAGCAGCGCAAAGTCTACCAAGTTGAGCCCGGTTAGGATTGGCTCCCCAGATGGATACAAAGTCTAAGCAAGTAGCAATAGAGGAAGGTATCTTCCCCTCATGCTTCCCGAGTTTCTTAAGATCTAATAGCATAGTACCTCCTTATGCTTATATAGATTATGCAGGCCCTGTAACCGTTACTCCACCATAGCAAGTAAAGTTAAGAGTGAATGATGAGGGATCACCTTCTGAGAAGTCTAGAGAGCATACACATTTAGCGAGAGTTACAGTATGATCTGCATCATCACCGAAATCTGTTCCTTCTGCAGTGTATTTAATATCTACTGTATAGTGCTCTACGTATGGAGTCCCACTTGTACCAGAAGAAACATTACCAGAATAGTTACCGCTCTGTGTAATAAAATCTCGGATACTACCTGCTTCCGATCCATCTGTAAACTGTCTGAAGTGAAAAGAGAAAGATCCTGTCTTCGCTTGCTCATCTTGCTTACGGATAGCAGAGAAGTTACCTCGATCCATTACTACGAGTTCCGAGAACTGCTGAGGATCTGAGAAGGTAAAGTTACCATCTTCGTACGCTACCTCGAGGGATACTGGAGTAGGAGTAGTACCATCGAGTAATTCGATCTTACCATCTCGTTTAGTTTTTGGGACTGTTGAATATGCCATGAGGGCCTCCGGGGATAATGATTACTATTTTAACCGATAGTGTTAGATAGTGTGTAATATATTGAACGATAAAGTTATTAAGATGTACTCTTGGGAATCCGTTACAGATCTCTCACTAGATGTGTATCGAATAGTGAACTCATTATCCGTAGCATACACCTCGAGTATCTTATTGATTACCTGCTCTTCTGCATCCAGGCTAGCATCGTAATCCGTAGGATAAATATCGAGAGGTCTTAATCGATAGGAGAAGATTACCTGCATAGGAGTAGTGAGATATACTCCTACCGCTCTCCTCTGTCTCTCTTCCATTGCTGTACTAGATGCAACGGAGATAGAGAAGGCCTTATGGGCTACAGTATTCTCCGTTCTTCCGAAGAAGTCTGGAGTATGCTTAGATTCTTTAAACCCGGAGAGAGTCTCTATCTTCGTAGCGATAGCCTTACGGATACTCGAGAGGGATTGAGGCATTATCTTCTCCTCATCCTTCGAGAGAATCTTCCGTTACTATTCAAGTAGATTACAGGCTGCTTTGCTACTCTATCATTAGGATTACCTGTCTGACCATCATGATTATGATCATAGATAAAGTTAATCCGCTTCCACTCATCCTTATACTGTGCGAAGTGCTCATTAGCGAGATCTAGATATCTTCCGTTCGATTGTCCTAGGCTAGAATGGAAGTCTCGGAAGATATAATAGAGGGCTAGATTCTGATGAGCAGCCCGGAAGGCCTCTGGACTCATTACGAGATATTCCATTCCTCCACCTTCGGTTCTCATTCTCTGGACCATCGTATACCAAGCCTCATCAATATAAGTCTGATAGGAGGTTAGATTAGAAGGTCTGATATCTGCGAGTTGAGAATACGTAGCAGTTAGATCTCCATCTGATACTACTGGATATAATCTTCGTAATACAACAGCAGCCATCCTACGAAAAACATATACATCTCCTACAATTGTAATCTTCCACTCCTGCAGATATCCTTCTCCGAGTGCCAGGCTATCATCCAGACTCGCAGAAGAATGAACATAAGTAGGTATATTAGCAGGGAAGGAGGCAGCAGCATTATCTATTAGTTTAGTTTGATCTGGTTTATACAGGGTATATCTTACCTCTGTAGGAACCGCTAGCACTCCATCACGATAGATCGGTAGTGTTGTAGTGTTGCTCTTCTCTCTTTCGAGGAGTTCCGGGATCTTGATCTGCGGAGCGTATGGAGTGCTAGTAGGCATTATTTTATCTCTTTATAAAGTTCGATTCCCTTCTCTTTGAAGGCCTCGATAAATGATAGCATATCTTCTCTCACCTTGTAGTGCTCATCGATCTTAGCCTTGATCTCTGGAATATGCTGTGAGTTCACCATTCTACCAATAGCCTTCTGATGAGTAAGGCTCTGTAACTCCCAGAAGTGAGGTTCGATAGGTTGGAGAGTTCCATCTACGATTAAAGAGCAGGACCATTTAAGAAAAGCCTCTCTATCGAAGTTCTTAATAACTCGATTCCCCACTACTCGTACAGATTGCCATTTAGGGCAATGGAAATAACCTCTACGGACTCGATACTGATGGATGTACTGATACTTCGCTGGATCAAGATAGATCCATCCTCGCTGCTGAAGATTTCCAATCCGAGAGCCTGCGTTACCTTTCTCTCCTTGGATCTGGTGTACTCCGTTTACTCCTGGAATGATATGCTCCATTCTGATATTTGGAACGAAGTAAAAAGAACGCTCTGTTTTTGTTGTCTTACCCTTCGTTACTTCTTTCTCGAAGTAATGATAACTCCAGTTCGTAGGATGCCATTTATAGAAGAATGGGTGATTAGGCTGCTCTGGGAGTAACTCTTGTGTTTGGGCTTGGACTGGTGCCCAAGGCTGGGGATTATAACTCATTGTGTGTACCTCATTGTAAGTTAAAACGAGGGGAAGAGCAGAAGCCCTTCCCCATATTGTAATCCGTTAGGATTAACTAAGAGTAGCGATCTCTACTCCACGATCATCATCGATAATTGCTATACCGAGATAAGCGTGTCCTACTACTTGAGTCAATGCAGCAGCAGCAGTACGATCCATCTCTACCATAACCTCTCCCATTTGCATAGATTCAGAAGCACCCGGAAGAGAAGCAGGCATACCAGTAGCGTAACCGATAGCACCCGGAGAGAACATAGCAGCCTGGTAGTTAGATCCACCGTTGATAACATAACTAGAAGTGTAGATCTCAACGCCCATGAAAGATCCTTTGTAGTGAGAACCTTTAGCAGCGAGAGCCTCGAAAGATGCTGGAGCATATGCTACCGCACCAGTTTCACTTCGGATACTATCTTGCAATTCTGCGAACTGAGCAGGATGCAATACAGCAACGTAAGGACCTGGAGCACCTTTATTAGAGTCTGCTGCTTCGAGAGCCTGGATAGCATCTTGGAAGATATCTACAGTCAATGTAGAAGCACTAACTACTTGAGCAGTAAAACCAGAGAATACAGCAGCAGTAAGTTTAGCGAACAAAGCATCATAAGATTTAGAGATGTGCTCTGCGATACGGAAAGGATCGATATCTTGACCCATCCCAGTCATAGTAGCGAGATCAGTGATTGAGTAAGCGAGAGAGTTACGCTTACAGACTACATCCACGTGACTATCTACGAGAGCAGTGTTACCTACTGAGTTCTCTTCGGTTACACCATTGAAAGCAGTAAAACCATCTTCACCATCGAGGAACGCCTTGCGAACTCGGATCGTGTCTGATCCTTGGCCATTTATCGATCCTACGAAGTCTACGAAGGGAGTATTACGGAGGTTTACGGAATCCTTGAGCAATAAGCGGATTTCCATAGAGATCATCTGGGCCAAGCGTAAGTCACCTACGAGCCCGGTATTAGTAATTTCATTTGCCATTTTAGCACCATTAGAAGAAGGGGAAATAATATATTTATCTGGGCTCTTCTGCTGTTCCGGGAGCGACCCTACCCACTAGAAGTATAAACGATATAATTAGGACTAGCAAGGATAAAAAAAAACCCCTCGAGGAGAGCGAGGGGAAGGGCTTGGGGAGGTACATCCGAAGCCCTTTTTTTAGGGATTGTGTGAAGATTACAAAGATACTACGATCTCAGCACCTGTAACATTGATAACAGACTTAACTTTACAGTTATTAGCATCTGTTAATTGTACATCCAATTGGATCTTGTTTCCGCTGCTATCGTATGCTGAAACATGAACGATCTTTTTACCGAGTCCATGATTCAATGTAGCGAAGGTGTTAGCAGTCAAGTTCTGAGGAGCGAACTCTGTGCGGAAGTCAGCAATATCTACTAATACTTGACCATTAGTAACGCTAGCAAGGTTACCAGATGCAGAGTCTGCAGTAATAGCGGCTTGGGCTCTAGCATCTGTGAAGTAAAGATTAGTAGAACCTTCTGCGATATCATCAGAATCAGCAGTAAGAGAGATTGCTCCACCAGTTTTAGAGAGGCCTGCTCCACTTACTGAGATAGCAGCCTGGGCTCTAGCATCTGTATAGTAAAGGTTAGAGCCTTCGCTTACATTGCTAGTAGTAGCATTAAGAGAGAATTTTCCTCCCCCATCCCAAGAGAGCCCAGTACCAGCAGAGAACTCAGCGAAGATATCGCTAATTAATACGTTCATTACACCAGCAGCAGACTTACTCAAGAGTTGAATATCACCAGCAGGAGCAGTTCCTACGGTTAAAGCAGCACGAGCACGAGCATCTGTAAAGTAAAGGTTAGCACCTTCT